ATTTGAACCTGAAGTGCTCCATGAATCTACATAATCATCAGCAAAATCGCCATTATCTACATGATTTTCATCTACTAAAGAGATATATCCTGCTTGGTCTAATTTTGAAATCCAATTATTTTTATATAAAGATAAACCCTCTCTATTTACTTCTGTTAATGTTAAGTCACAATCAGCCGAACTTCCGTCTGCTGGCTCTGCAATAGTTATAGTGTCATCAACAGCATATCTTACTCCTTTTTCAAAACTTAAAGTAAAAGTTGGGACTCCACTGCCATTTACTGATATATCAAACATAGCTCCAACACCTAAACCGCTTGTTGATGACTGTACAACCCTAGAATATGTTGCGCCATTTGTCCAACCATCAACAGATTCAGGAGTGAATGTACGAACGCATCCTGATGAGTCAGCTACATCATCTGAATATAACTGTACCCATGGTACTTTATCTCCATAATTAGTAGTTGCACTTCCATCCTCATTGCCATCTGAAACAGCATTTGTCCATTTCTGTTTTGCTGCACAATCAAATGTTAGATAATATTTAACCCCAGGTTTTATTGTTAATCCAGGAGTATATTGAATGCTACCTAAGTTAGTCGAAGTATTATCAGATGCTGTTTTCTTACTATATATATAATAGCCATCATCTACTGTACTTAGAGCTCCATAATAACCATTAGCTGAAGCTTTACCATTTGTAATAAAATCTTCACTTGCTGTAATAGTTCCGCCAACATCACCTGACCAATTTGTACCATCTACTGTCCATCTATATATTATATATTTAGAAGAAGATGTTAGAGCCACATCTAAAGCAGTAGCTATTGTTAACTGAGCTGAAGTTCCTGAAGCTGTGGCGGTAATTTTCCTAGACTGCCCAATTCCTGGGCCTGAATAAATAAAAAGAGACATATTATTAAATTCATCCGTATCAGCAGTATACGATGCTTCTAAATTACAAGTTGTAGCTCCTATATTTGCAGTTGCAGAAATTGTTCCAGTTTTTATTCCAGTATTAAAATTACCATCAACCTCGGTAAAAGAATAATCTGTTGAGAATTGAAATAATCCATAACCTCTTTGAAAGTTTGTGCTGTCGTGATAATCTGTAGCAATATATTCTTGCCCCATTCCTGAGACTCTTATAATGCCAGCTTTATCAACAACAGCATTCCAATTTTGTGCAAATTGATTATCTTCTATATCTCTCGCATCAGAATAACAATTTAATCCTCCTGAGAAATTTGCAACCTCTAATAACTGTTTAGGCATTATTTTCCTTTGATTTTATCTACGATAGGTTTTAATACCATATCCCATACTAAATCATCTTTTTTAGAAGGTGATAATTTTATAGCTTTTTCAATTACATATAAGCCTAATAAACACCATTCCCAATTGCTTGTTAAAAATGAAAACATATTATTTCTCCTTTTCTAGTTCGTTAAGTCGTTCTTCTAATCCTTCTATCGGAGGATGAGAATCTTTTTTTAATATTGCAACTTCCTTTTCAAGTTCTTCAATATATTTACCATATTTATTCAAATTCTTTTGTACCATCTTCATTTGTTTATCAAGCTCATTATCTTCCTCAACATACTTTTGAAGTTTATTTAGATTATGCTTTTCCATAATCTTCTTAAGTACAACATCTATAACTTTTTTAATTATTAATCCTTGTATCATTTATTTTCCCTTCTATGCAACATCATCTATTATAGCTGCAACAGTACATTGTATACTTGCATCTCCAGCATCAGCTGCATTAGGCCCTCCGTTATTTGCATTCAAATTACCAACAGTAGTATTTGTTAATTTAGCAAACCATGATTCGCCTGGCCCCACCTCAATTACATTTGCGTAATCGTGAGCTGCTGTACCTCCATCAATAGATAAATAAAGACTGTCTGTTGCGTCACTATTTTTTATAAATATAAATTTTACTTTATCTGATGTGCTTATAGTCGCAGTTGTGCTTCCTGTTGTTTTGCCTGCATTATTTGATAGGAAATTACCATTTATTAAATTTGTACCACCAGTATTATGCGGAACATTAATTATACCATAAAACCATTTATCATCATCATTAACTGGAGTATATGCAAAAGTTAAATCTTTTAAAGTTGTTTGTATTTCATCAGGTAGCAATACCGCTTTGATTGTCATTGTAGCTGCATCAGCCATCTATTCTCCTTTATTAAAAATATTCATTACCATAAATCATTAATAGTCCGCCTAAGAACACGAACCAAAACCCAAACCAAAATGCAGCATATTCCTGCAACTAAAACCTCCAATTAACTCCTGTGCTTACATTATATTCTTCTCGACCATAATACTTTAATTTAGAACCCTCAATAAATACCCCAATATGCTTTCCAAGTTTAGCTCCAACCAGAGCACCTACATCATATTGCTCATCATTACCACTATAAGATTTATCTGTCAAACCAACAGAGTGTGGAAATGAATTAACCCAGATATGGGAATAAAAATTGTCATTCCCGATATAAAAATCTAATCCTACTGCTATACTTACTTCAGCTTGCCATTCTTTTTCTTTATTATCTTCATTGTATTGATTTACAATATCAGGTAAATGATATTCATAAAACTCTGCATCAGAATAAGCAACTGCATTGGAGTCAGGGTCTGTCCAATAATAATCAGCCTCTTCATAATACATAGTCCAATATCCTTCAAGCGTCTCTTCATCTGTTTCAATCCATATCCAATAACTGTCAATTTCATCATTTTCATTCAAATCGTTTAAAGGAACTAAATAGTCAACATATCCATATTCATAAGCAAGCTCCCACCAAGGTAACTCATAATCATTATATGCAGGATGCCCATATACAGGATGCCCCATTACATTTCCACCTAATGAAAATATAACAGAACCTAATGCTAATTTATATCTTAAATCTACCGAAGCAAATTCTAAATCTCTACTTTCTTTATTTAAATACTTAAATTTCGTTATAAGGCTTTTATTAGACCATTTCATCCAATATTCTTGGTCAATGAACTCATGACCCCTATTTCTTACTGAACTAGCCGATAAAAGGTATTCTAGGCCATCTACAGCACCAAATAGTGCATTATCACTAAGTGCACTTTCTTCACCTTTATAAAATTTCTTTGAAGATTGATATGGAAATAATGCTATTTTCCTTATACCAATGTTATATTTATAGTCATCTTCTAGGACAACATTCCCATTTTTATAGGGTGTGCCCATTGAGCCACTAATATAAATAGTCGAATTGCTAAATAGCCCACCAAAAACAAAGCTAGTAATCGCAACCAAATTACATATAATTCTTCCATATATCATTACTAAAATCTACTCCCTCCTGAGTTACGTTTTTCTAATTTAGTTAATCTTTCTTCAAATGCCCCAATTTTAGCTGATAATGCATCTAGTTTATCTTTACAATCATCAATACCCGATAAGTCTATAGGAGGTATTTTTTTATTCTTAAGTTTTTCTAATTCTGTTTTAATATATGATAAATCTGTAGCTAAAGGACTTAATTGAGTTGCTAGAGTTTTAATTTCACTAAACGTATTTTTAAATTCCTCAAGCTGATATGTTATAAGTTTAAGGTCTCCGTTTGATTTTATATCACTTATATCATCAACAACCATATTATATTCTAATCTATTTGGACTATTCATAGATTTTAACTCATTTAGTTGCCCTGTAATGCTAAAATAAACACCACAAGCAGATACTAATATAGCCGCCATTGTAGCTATGAATTTTAAATCAAATGTAAATTGACTTCCTTCTCCTATTTCTGTTGGCATCACTTTCTCCTTTTTAACTACTTGCTTTTCTTTATTCTCTTCAGCTTGTTCATTTAAAACTTCTGCTATTTCATCAACCGATACATAGTTTTCATCTATTAATATTTTACCAAGAGGAATTGACCTATTATAAGTAATTGCTTGCTCGGCCTGTTTACTAAGAGCTACTTGGAGTTGTTTTTTATTAATAACTCCTTTAAGCAATAATAAGTCACCTATTTTCATATTATGTTGACGCTGCTATAACTTCTAATTGTACTGCATTCGCACTTGGGTCAATTAGAATACTTTCTAAATCATGTAAAGTTGTTTGAACGCTTGCATCAGCATCATAAGCTGCTACTGAATCATGAGGAGTTCCCATAACAAAACTTTCACCTGCTGAAAGTAATATTGTTGCTGTTTCGTTAGCAGCACTTGCTCCACTTCCGCTTTCAGTTACATCAATTTGAAGATTTAAATTTACTGCATTAGAACTATCTAAATTAGTAACTCTTATATATTTAACATTTTGAACATCCATTGAGGAATCAGTTACATCAACTGTCACTCCAGTTCTTAATATTGTAGTATCTACATTTGCTGGACATGTTACAATTCTTTTGTAAATGTTACTTATACCAGTAACTGAAAAAGTATTTGTTCCACCAAATTGTTGTCCATTTAATGTTATTGATTCTGTATGCGTTACATTTAATGTCGCCATTTATTTCTCCTATTTGTTGCCATCTATGAGTTTACCCCACAATGACGTTTTTCCATCAATTATTTCTACTACTTCTACTTTAAAATTTCCACCTTTAAACCAATCAACTATTGCAAATCCATGATTCCAATTATGTAGATTGCCTCTTAGCCATTCATTAGCCTCAGATGACATATCCTTTAAACAACCCATACTCCATGCACTTATTGTTCCACCCCACTTTGTATCTGTAAATCTTTGAAAATCGTGAGTATGCCCATATATAACACTTTGTCCACCTTTTTCTAAATGCTTCTTAGCATGGTGTATTGGAGTATATTTTCCATGTATGAAGTTAAGTTTACCTATTTTGAGAGGTTTATTAGATACATATTTAAGATATTTATAACCTCTTTCTTTAATCCTTAATGCGTTTTCTGTTTTATACTGCGGAAGATAAGGATGTTTTGTTACAAAATTATCTAACCATAATTCATGATTACCTTGTATAAAATGTCTTTTCTTACATTTAGCCTTATCTAATGATTCATCTATCTTATCCATACCTTCATTAACTAAAGCAACCTCCTCATCAAGCATTGGAATTAAAATCTCTAATGGTGGTTTTTCTTTATTCTTCCAATAGTGTTTACTAAATAATGTCCACTCGCCTGTATCCCCTAAATCAATATAAGTATCGGGTTTAATTATCTCTATCGCTTGGCATACCACACTTATCGCTTTTTCATCATGCAAAGGAAAGTGCTTATCAGGAGTAACAATAGCTCTCCTAATAATGCCTTTGTCTAATCTCGCCATTTTAACCTCAATTTATTTCAAAAAACTATTTACTACTTTTTTCTTCAAGAACTTTCTTTAAGGCTTCTATAGAACCAATTGCTTTTATATAGATTTCCTTTGCTTGTTCTCTTTGATTTTCATAAACCTTTATTTCTTCTTCTAACTTTTTTTTCAAGTCACTCATTTGTTCCCCTTATACTAAATGATATTTTACTTTCACATTTATTGAATAATCTGAATTAACAGTATCAGATTCAAAAGTTGCCACTATAACTTTTCCCGATGAAACAGAAGGACTGTCTATTGTCCATGTTGATAAATATACCTGTTCATTCCCTGCATTAGTTACATCTGAATTATGTGCTAACAATGTTCCATTTGTAAGACAGGAAGTTGAACCACTTGTAAAATCAAAGCCCATCAAATGCATACGAGTAGTATCGCCATCCCCATCGTCAGCACCTTCTAACGAATATACTGCATCAATATAAATATTATCAGGCAAATACCATGAACAAGCAACTATTTCAGCAGCCATAACTCCACTTGTATCTGCTGTAGTAAACGATGTTGCTGGGTCTGAACCATTGCCTAAATTTGGATTACTAGATGAACTTGCAAAATTAGAATTTTGAAAAGTCAAAAGTTCATGATAGCCTGCTGAGAAATTCAGAGACTCAACAAAATTTGTGTGAAAATCAGCGTACATGGTTGTTCCACCAATTGTTAGTGTATTACCTGCTGTTGTCCATGCTGTTGTATCGTAACCCATATTTCTCCTATAATCTTGGTACTGCCAAAGACCTTACACCACTTTTCCTTGACGGATATTGTTTCATTGTCTTTTCATACATTGCTTTAAAATATTGGGCTTTTTGTATATCTCCAACATCTTCAAACATCCTAGCTTTTATATAACAAACAACAGCAACATGAAGGCCTGTGTCTAATCCAATATTTGTTTTTAGATTATCTGTTTGTGCATCAACGTAATCAAATCTTGAATTTGTTGTAATTCTTAAACCGCCTGTTACATCATCATCTTGATATGTATCATACCATTCTTTTGTTCTTTCTCCAGATGTTGAAGTATCATCTCTAGCAACAATAGCAATCCTATTATCATCATTATACCATGCAAAATTACTATTTGGATAAGTTCTATTTGCCATAATTTCCTTATTTTAATGTATCATCAGAAGATTCTGTATCTTCTCTTAATAATTTATGTGAATCTGCAAGTTTTGGTATCATTATATACCTATCATTAGTATCTAATATTTCAACTTTTTTAATATCAATAACCTTATCTGCTAGCTCATACCATCTTTTATATTGCTCTAAATTTGCTGTTGAAGACACAGTATAATTACCTTTACTTGTTGAAATATCGTCTAATGCATCATTTATCAATTGAAACATATATTGCTCGGGCTGTCTTCCGAATAATTTCTCTATTTGTTCTATAATATTCTTAGCTGTCATTATCTATTTCTTTCTTGTTTTGGTCTTTCAATTAAACCCGAGTTTTGAAGACCATGTATATAATCTTGTTTTAATGTAGTTATAATAGGAGGATATAATTCAGTGTCTTCTTCTTCAATGAATTGTCTTTCTGCTACTTTTATTGTTGCATATAAAACGACTAAATATTCTAATTCATCAGGAAAATTAGCAATTGCAGAATCATCACTACCAGTAATTGAAGGATATGCTACATGATATACAATTGCAGTTTGATTTGCAGTTGGGGTTGGAATTACATTTAATATTGCAGTATCACCTGAACTTAAAATCCAATACACAGGGTCGGTTACACTTGCTTTATATAAGCTATTTGAATCGTTTGATAATTCTCCATACATTGATAAAACTTTCCTACATGGAATTCTACTACCACCAGAGTCAGCAGAAAGTCTATTTACATATAAAACCTCTCCTACTCCATCCATATCCATTGTTGTAGAAGAATTATTTAATGTAGTTTCAGCGGTACATTTTTCTTTTAACTCAGGAGGCATCATATTTATTAATTCTTTAGCTCCATCAGTAAGAAATTGATTTATAGCAACATCATCATCAAAACTCCCTATTATATCTTGAATTTGAGTTTTAAAATTAGCCATTATCTATTATTTCTATCTTTTATATCTTGGTCAATTGTTGTTTGACTAAATTCCACTTTTGTTTGTCCACTCCATGTTGTTCTCATATTTATGTAATCAGATATTTTACCACTTCTTACTCCAAATACTTTTCCACATTCACATTGCTTTGCTTCACCTTTTTGGAGTTCAGTCTTTTTACCACATTGACAATATATAATTTTCATTTTTCTTCTTTATTTCTTTTTATTCTTATTTAGCTCGTCCAATTCCTTTTTCGACTTCATTCTCCTCATAATGCCTTCTAACTTCCCTGAGCCAGACATCATCGATTTAAGTTTTCCTATTGCACTATATCCTACTTTACCACCACCTGCATACATTTGCTCTCTCATATCAGGGGCATTTACAGTTGTGTAACCAGGATTATCTTGAACCATTTTATCGGCTTGCATTTCACCTTCAGGAGTATAATCCATCTTTGCTACTACTTCGCCTTTTTCGTTTTTTACTGTTGGCATTACTTTCTCCTTTTTCTAGCGTCATTACTTGTCGGTAATTTACCATGTTGATTGATATATTCCAAATAAGGCTCAGTTGACGCATTTACCGAATCCTTTTTAATTACATACTCACCACCTTCAACATTAATATCAATACCACCTTTTGAATGTGGCTTTCCGTTCATCTTACCACCATGTTCATATTTTTTTCTTTTTGAACCTTTCAATCTACTCTTTTCCTTTTTGCCTTTATTTGTGCTTGAATCAACAAATCCTGAAATTTTACCATCTTTATGAGATGCATCTTTCCCATCACCATTTCCATAAGTACCTTTATCACGATTATATTTGTTTAATTTTGCACGATAATCAGATTTATGTTTTTGAAACTTTTTATATTCGTCTTTATAATCTCTTCCCATTATAAATACTCTACATGAAATATTAAATCTAAATCCTTAACACCGCCATAAGTTTGTGCATCAAACGCTATTCCAGCTACATAAACACTCC